ATCGTAGGAAGATGAAGGTGCAGAGACTAGTGGGTTTCACACGCTTGTGATGTAATACCACATTAGCGTCCGACATCTCAATTAGAGATGATGATATAGTCCAAGCATTATGGAAACATAATGATTACGCGAACCCCAGCACCTCCACTTATAGTAAACCATCCTGCTTTTCAGGGTGGTTTACTTTTTTATAGTTTTCATAAATCATTTTACACATCTCCCACACTTCTTCATCACTTTTATTTGATTTCATTAAATTAATACCTCTTGAGACCCATCTTATATTTCCTTTTACGTACCCTTTAGATGAGTCAATCCTATCTAATGAAGCCGCGAAAAGTACACTGTCAACTATTTTGTTATATGCGTTTAAAGTTAGCTCTACTCCAGTAAAAGGACAAACACCGTTCTGTAATTCCCAAACCTCTATCATATCATCCATAGTAATATCAATATCTTTATCTCTATTCTTTATATTTCTAAAATGATATCTAAATCTTGTATATTCATCACGACAATTGTCTGAATGTTTTGAAATATTATAATAAACCGCATTAGGGTTGTACCAGTTAGTACTATGTTTTCCAACACAGGTTCTAGAGCAAAAGTGTTTTCTTCCTTTTTTTTTACTTCTCTTTATTTCTGATAAGGTCTTATCAAATTCACAATTACATTGTTCACATACTACTTTACCGGTTTTTCTTCCTTCATTTCTTTTTTTCATAATGTTTACTTTATAAATAAATATGTGGAACTGACGGGAAACGTTTGTGGAACTGTAAATTTTGTTGTATATTAGGGGTATGATTAATCCTGATATTCTGACTTTTTTGTCTTATAATGTGGTAGAAAAAGAAAAACACTTCTTAGTTCGTTATGAACTAATGAAAAAGAAAAAACGTTTTATTATTAAAAAAAATGATTATTTAAATAAAAATACAATTAATTGTGAAATTACTCTAAAATATTTTAATCTTAGTATTTTTAAATATACCCCTTTCACCATCATAACAGGTTATAATAAAGAAATTAGAGACTATATAATTACTTATAGAAGTCTTGATTTTTTATGTAAAGTATTTAAACATGACACAGGTAACCAATATAATTTATATGACTATATAAGTGATAATAATATCTCAACAGAATGGGATGAAATGGTAAAACTAAAGAATGTATATTTTGATATATTCATATCTGACTATAATCATTGGTTAAATAAATATATGAATCTTCAAGTTGAGAGTGTGGGGAAAAGTCAATTTTTATATAGGATAAAATCAATAGGTGATATGGATAAAAGTAAATATATGCTAAAAAGGTGTAAGTCACACGGTATGTGCGGAGGGGCAGATATATCATGGTGAGAAAATTAGTATATTTTAAAAAATGAGCGGAAGGGTAGAAAATCACTACAGGTAGGTATGAATGGGATTACAATTAAATTTAACTGATAAAATGGAAGAAAAAGAAACGACATGGACTGAGTCCGATTACGAACTAAACCAATACCTCAATGGGGATGGTGATGTGGTTCATTTGTATAATTATTATAATATCATAAACAATTTAAAATTTTAAAAAAATGAAAGTAGAAGTAAAAGGTACTAATCCAGCAAAAGAGAGGATAACGCAAGAAGTGTTAGAAATGCACGATAAGTACGAAAGTTTAGTAAAGTACGCTAGAGTTAAACCTGAACACATTTTGGAACACAAGAGGGTTGAGGAGTTTATGATTAAAACGGAATCAAACTACCCAAAAGAGGTTGAGGAAATCGTTAGTGAATCCGGTGATTGGCACCACGGATTTAATTCGGGTATGTTAGCAGCTGTCAGATATATTATGACATCTAATAGTATTGACAGAGATACGGCTACTGAGTGGTTTCCTGAATTACACACATAATCCAATGGGCGGCACTAAAAGATTATACGAACGTTTAGACAGTATCCAAATCCTAATGTCTCACGTAAAGAGTATAACGAATTAAAAAAAAGAGTTATACAACTCGAATCATTTGTACAAAGTTTATCAATGGCAGACTTACTTTAAATAAATCCCCTATTGTTTTGGCAGTAGGGGATTTTTGACTTATATTTGTATCACAATCACCACATAAACAGTACCACCATGACAAATGAGCAAGTAATCGAAACAGTAAAGACTTATAAAGGAAACAATAAATTCTTGAACTCACTCCAAAAGTCGTTGAAGGGGTATGGTTCTCTTACTGAAAGACAAATGGCAGGTGCTGTTAGTACTATCGAAGGAAGTAAGCGTCATGAGCAGTCACAGAAGGAACTCAATATCAAATTGGTGGGGGACACTATTAAAATTGGTCGAACGATTGCTTTGGGTATTAAAAAGGAGTATGAGTTGGAGTTTCACCCAATGTTGATTGACGTAACGTCAGTTACAGGTATGACTGACAAGGCTCTTCGGATTAAAGGAAACTTGACAAAAGAAAATGGTGGAATCTGTCGTTGTTGTGGTAAGACCCTTACAGATGAAATTTCAAAAGTCACAGGTATCGGGCCAGTTTGTTCTAAGTATGTTGGTGTCCCTCACCCCGTTAGTACTACCATGTTGAAAGATTATAACTCTGAGATGTCTAAGAAAATTGATGAGATTGGTGAGTTTGAGTTTTGGGTTCCGAAGAAGGCAATTGTTAAGTGGAATGGTATGGGTGGTGTGATGGTGAAGATGTAAGAAGGGGGGGGGTAACCCCCCCTTTTTAGTTTTTCATAGTTTTATAGATATTTATTACAATAAACTATAAAATTTTATTAAAATGGATTCAGCACAAATTAAAAGCTTAATTAGACACGCATTAACCGCAATTGGTACTTTATTAGTATTAACCGGACTAAACAAATGGTTACCTTTGGTAGACTTATTGACAGCTAATTTAGACTCTGTAGTACTAGCGTTTGAAGTTATTATTGGTTTAGTAGTCGCATTATTTGGGTTCTTCCGAAATAAAGAAAGATTCCAGCTCGTAGAAGAGGCCGAAACAAAACAAGTGTAAAAGTATTTTAAAAAAACCCCGACTAAAAATCGGGGTTTTTTTTGACTAATAAATTCTTATAGTTTATATTATAAAAAAAAGATAAAATGAGTAATGTACTTGTTCTAAACTCCGATTTCTCTCCTTTGAATATAACTACGTTACGTAGAGGGTTTATATTAGTGAATAAAGGTAAAGCGGAGATTGTTAAGAAAGGAGATAAAGATATTGTAACTACGGTAGGTAATTTTGTGCGACCTGTAATTATAAGGTTATTAAATTATATCCGTTATAGAAGAACATCACTAAAGGTTAATAGAAAACGAATCTTTAAGAGAGATAAGTCTACTTGTCAATATTGCGGTTCTCATAAAAACCTTACTATTGACCATATAATACCTCGTTCTCGTGGAGGTAAAAATACTTGGAAAAACTTGGTTACTTGTTGTTCTCGTTGTAACGTTACAAAAGGCGATAAAACCCCTAAGGAATGGGGTACAACATTATTAAATCGTCCATATGAACCTTCGGTATTTTCCTCTATATTATATGAAGATGCTGAAAAAATATGGAAAGATTTCAGTAGGTCATTTAGTTGATTGCTAGTATATTAAGATATTTATAGGTGGTAGTTCTTCAATAAACTAGTAAACCTATAAGCAAATGTTTTTTAAAAATTCATGCGGGGTTTTCGCAACCCTGCTTTTACCTGTCCTAGTATTTTTTACAGGATATTTAAATGCGCAGTGTGAGGTACATATTGTCCCAAACTCTGTAATTGTGATAGACCATAATCCAGGAATATCCTTCGTATTTGAAATTCAAAATGACGATGTGGTTTCATATACGGGCGGTCCATTATATATGGATTGGGCACTTTCAAGTTTTATATCTGGACCTATTTGGGAGTTTAATCTTAATCCTATACCCATTCTTCCGGGAGAGAGTAGGTATATCTCCACCCCTTCTTTTGATATCCCCCTACCTGAGAATGTTCCAGGTAATTGGTCTCCTTATGCGGGGTGGACTGGTAGTGAATATACATCATTTAAAATTGGTTTAGACCCCATATACAGTACAAATTGTTACCAATGGATTTTTAATGAGGATGGTACTCTTTGGACTGAACTATTAAGTGATGGATGTGACAACCCCGATGGGGATAACTTCTGTAATGACCAATGTCATGTAGAGTTAGTTGATTATAATTTAGAAACCGAAGAGTTAACTATAATCCCATATTCAACTTATTGTCCTAATATAGGAACACCAGCATGGTTTAATCAATACCCCTATGATGACCCTTATATTTTTGGATTTACTTTAACTTTTATATCAGATGCTGGAACTATAAATGTAAATTTAGGGGGACAAAATATCTATGCTTCTGATACCCCTATTACGGTAGATTTAGGCAATGGTATTTTAAGTATAATTTTAGCACCCATTTTAGAAGGTATTAATAATGGAGACTTCTGCGAACTTACACTAGTCCTTTATAACTTAAATAATACGGGTCAAAATATAGATGATGTACTACCCTACCAAGTAATAGAACTAATCAATTTATGTCCCATTCAAATAGGAGGGTGTACAGACCCCGAAGCTGAGAACTATAACCCCGAAGCAACAGAAGATGACGGAAGTTGTTTATATGACCTAAATTTGACTTTAGGAGGTGATATCATATGGACCACACAAGGCACATGCGTTAATCCTTCATATAATCAAACATTCATAGTAAACAATACAGGTGAAGGTGTTATCGATAACTTTACACTAGAAGTTATTGTGGAGACGTGGGACGGAGACATAATATATCAGAGTACAGACGATTATAACGTCTCTATAGACCCTAACGATAGTTATATGGTAGATGACCAACCTGACATCTTTACAGGCGATTTAAACCACGTTACTGCAACTATTACTTGGATAAACGAATTAGGTGAGACAGAAGAGTATAGTCAATCATTTAATATAATATTGTATTGCTGGGGTTGTACTGACCCAACAGCAAATAACTATACAGAGAGTGATTATATTTTCGATTCACTACCTGAACACTGGTTAGAAGCGTTTCCTAATACTATACCACCAACACCTGAACAGGTCGAATGTACTTACGACATTCTTGGATGTACAGATTTAGAAGCTAATAATTATAATCCTTTATCTAATGTAGATGATGGGAGTTGTACTTATGACGTTCTTGGATGTACAAACTTAGAAGCTAACAATTATAACCCTTTAGCTAATATAGATGACGGTAGTTGTACTTACGATATATTTGGGTGTACAGATTCATTCGCATCAAATTACAACCCTATAGCAACTGTGGATGATGGTTCATGTGTTATTTATCTAGGTGGATGTGTAGATACCACAGCACTTAATTATAACCCTCAAGCAACCGAAGATGATGGTTCTTGTGTTTACGATTCATGTGACGGGGGATACTTCGCACCAAATACATTTACACCAAATAATGATGGGTTAAATGATGGATGGTCTATAGTTACAGACTCAGAGTGTTGGTTACAGTGGGAAATTTTAATTTTCGACAGGTGGGGTAAGTTAGTTTGGAAGTCTGACATTCCTGGTGAAGTGTGGGAAGGTTCAAATTCTAACGGCAATCATTATGTTTCGGATGGGATTTATGTTTATACAATAAAAGGTGTTGGGTACAATCCTTCACATACTTTTCAAAAATCAGGACATATAACAATATTTAGATAAAATATTAATTATTTCTAAAAAAGGTAATCTTCGGGTTACCTTTTTTTATGCAATAAAAAAGGACCGACATCGTCAGTCCTTTTCGTAGATTTAATTTACCCCCTTTTTTTAAAAGTTTATGAGAAGACCTTATCTCTAATGCCTCTCAATTTCGAGTCCATATTTGACTCAATGGAATCCAACAAGGACTCCAACGCCGTTGTAAACTTATCCTCTATTTCTCTTTTAAATGTATCAGTATCGATTTGTTTCATCACAATCTCTTTTGTGGTGTCAGTAAGACCTTCTAAATATTTTTCTCCGAATTCTCTTGTGAATACATCTGCTATGTTTCTTGACAAGAATCTCTTATCGGTAAAAATCTTAGGGAATTCATCCTCATCGATTTCTAAAATAGTTTGTGTTAATACCTCTTTTTCAAACCCGTCCATATTGAGTTTACTCTCTAAGTAGTATAGTAGACTCTTTTTAAGTTCACTAGTTACGTTAGCTTTCTCATTACCCATAAGACCTTTAAGTACCATAATTAAATCTTCATTTATTATGGTTTTATTAATACCCATACTAACCAAATTGTTAGTTTCGGTAAATAACTTATTAAAAAACTTTGTGGTTTGAATTTTAGAATTGAAGTTGACTGATTCAGATATAATCCCTAATCTCCCTCTAGTGATTTTTGACTCAGTTATGGATGTTAATTTCTTAACTCCTAACTCGTTTAGATTTTTTTTAACTATCTTTTCTAAATTCATTTTCCTTTAGGTTTCCAAGCATTTATGGATTCTGTGAACTCTTTACTACTCACCCTAACTCTTTCATAAATATCTCCATTTTCTGGTTTCTTAAATTTAAATCCTTTTTTTTTTAAATTTTCTAAAACTTCTTTTTGTCTTTTAGATAACTCATTGGTTATCTCTTCGTTATTTAATAATTGCTCTAAACCCTTCTTCTCTTTGTTCTTCATAACCCTTTCGAAGGGCTCTTCCTTCGACATTTCTTGGTTATGAAGATTTTTATAGTTATTTAAAGATATATCCTTCTTATCTTTATCTTGAAACTCCACCTCAGGTATCTTATCACCACCAACTATCTTAAAGTCTCTATAATCAGGTCCCTCGTTGTTTAAAATACTAAAGTAGGTTATCCCACCATCTAACAACTTTCCTAAACCATTCATTTCTGAATTAAACGGAAGTTCAATGTTTGCATTGTTATAATATGAACCTAACCTAACTATGGGTTCTCCTGATTTTTTATCTTCACCTTTAGCAATAACTACCGCACGAATAAATGCGATATCTTCAGGGTACTTTTTAATTAAATCATCAAATTCCTTAGTTATCCCTTCCCTATCGCCATCAGTAAACACTACCTTTTGTTTACCCTTATCATTTGCACTGTAAAAGTTAAATTCTCTAAATTTATCATCTATCATTTGCGATAATGAGGTATTGTCTTTTTCTTCCATATCATTTTCATTTAAAACTTTAGCCAATCCTATCGACTCGTCTAATTTATTGTATGCGTCGAAAGGGTACCAATCATCACTTCTGTCATGATTTATCCATCCCCATTCACCTTTTTCATTTTTTTCCACTGCGAACCTCTCATTTCTACCTACATGGTCCCTACCAAACAGAACAATTCTTTCGGAGACTTTATCAGGGTTTGGTTCATTTTGTATTCTTAATAATTTAGCCACTAATACGTTAGAGACTCTTAGTTCTTGATATAATTCCTCAAACTCTTCCTGTAATTCTTTGCCGTCCGCACGTAAACTTAAATTAAGTTTATTATATTTAGACTCCCTTGTTGTCGGTTTAGGTGGTGTTGAGCCTCCACCCCCTGATGAACCTGAACTCCCTGATGTTCCTCCTGTTGGTGGTGGTGTTGGTGGTGGTGTTGTTGGTGGTGTGCAAGTACCTATTGATTTACAAAAGGTTCTTCCGTTACCATTATCTGTAATTAGACATTCAAAACATTCTGTACTATCCATTTGTGTTTGTACAATACTCAAAGGTATATTATACCCCTCAGTTTTTGCCTTTATACTGTCAAAAGTACTCTTTGTTGTTTTTGTAATCGTACCTGACATAATTATATTTTATTTAAAGATTCGTTAATTTTATTTCTATTATACGTAACTAAAGTATCGTATGGTGGGGTTAAAGAAACTACACTGACTGACTGACCGTCCTCTGAGTAATCTAAGGTAAATTTAGAATCATCGAACGCACCTGATTTATTATAATCTTCATTAATATTGGCAATTGCCAATTTAATTTCTGATTCATTACTACTATTTAATGAATTTAATCCCCCACTTACTTGACTCGCTAAATCATCAAGTTTTTCTGTAACATTAAATATGTTATATCCTGTTATTCTCTTATAGAATAACCAATATATGACTTGAATAACTTCAACACCTATACCAAGAGCGCCCGCAATAAACAAGCCTTTAGCCCAAGCGGGTTTTCTTTTCCACCAATTTGGGTTGTTTTTAGCCGCCATTTCTATCCATCTCACCGCATCTTTATCTGCGGTTCTACCCATACTACTGACTTCGGCCATTTTTTCATCAAAAGTTTTTCTATCCCAATATCTCGCAGGGCTACCATTCTTTTTGGCGTCCTTAAGAAATAATTTGTATTCGTCACGTTTAAGATTTAGTTTTTTATACCATGCTTTAGATACCTCATCATCAGGTAAATTAGGTGGAACCATATCGTCTAGACCCTCTATTAATTTATCAATACTTTTACTTACTGAACCCGCACTTCGTTTAGTTGATATAGTTTCACTGAGGTCATCGATACTTTGTTTTAGATAAGTTATAACTTCTTCCGATTCATTAGGAAAATCTTGTCTTACTAAATTATCTATTATGGTATCAAGTTCATTCTCAGGAATATTACCTATCCTCTCTTCAATGGCATTTTTTATAACTTTTAACCTTTTTTGTGTTGCTACAGGTAGTTGTATAAACGTATCTCTTCTTAAAGTTTTAGCGACTGCTTCATCAATTGAGTTAATCATATATAATGATTCAAAATAATCGTCAGTACTATCCGTTTTAGACATAAAGATTAATAATTCATCTAACTTATCATTACCTAATTTAGCAATATCATCTACACTATTTGTTGCCAATGATTTAAGGCGTGTAATTACTTTACCTAAACCAGCCTGCTCATTAATACTTTCATTACCTTTTTGGTGATTCATTAACACCTTAATCCTGCTGACCTCAGTTAGTAAATTTTTAATATTATTATTCATATCTAAATATTTTATATATAAATATTTGTATTTTAGGAAAATTACCATTATCTTTATATTATGAGTAAATTTAAAGAACAGTCAGAGGTTATCGATATTAGAGACGGGAAACAATACGTCATTATCGACAGTGAGGTTTTTGATGAGATGACTCTCTATTATACCAAAAACTCTAAGTCAATTCCTGAACATTTTTTGGTTTCACCTGAAATTACCCTTTTATCGGCCTATTTTGACAGAAAAATTAACGGTGGTGTAATTACAGAGTGGTTAAAGAATAATACAGAGTTATCAAGTATTGTCCCTAGTGGTGACGGTTCGGATTTAGAAAAACATATAGACGATTTATTGAAAAAATATTCTAACAAAAATCCTAAAAAATTTTTAGTTGAGTCTTTGTTTGTCCGTATTCGTGATTTTATTTGTCGGACTTTTCGTTAATTTCTGCTAGTATTTTATCTAATTCCGATAACACATCATCAGTACGGGATGGGTTGATATTCTCAAATTTACTTTCGTCAACTTCACCTATATTTTTAACATCTTCTTCTGTTAACTGAGCAACAACCCATTTTATAATAGTATACGCTAGTGCTAATTGTTCCGTTGGACTTTTAAATAAATCGATAATAGGTTTAAACTGTGATTTCTCACGTTGTTGTTGTGCTGTTAACTTATTATCATCTGTCATTGCTAATGTGAATAAATAATATAGTGTGTCTATCGCAATTGGAAAACCTATAATACTCAAATAAATTTTAATAGGTGTCGGTGTTTTACTATTTATAAATGATGCGTATTGTAATGTTTTTTTCAATCCTTTTGATTCCGCAAATTCATTAAGGGACTCTCTAAATGTTTTTTTCCAATTTTTCTTTACACCTTGCTCAATTACTTCTCTACCCGCCTTGTTTAAAACTAATTTCCCCCCTTCTTCTACAAGTCCGTCTGCCTTTTTAATTTGTTTTAACAGTCTCACAGTTTCACCACCTGGTATCATAGCGAAAGCTAACGCTATTGATGCGTCATACATTTCACCCTCATAAGCATAAACACCTGCGTTCGCTAAACCAAAACCCATTGACGCTAGATTGGCGACCACTGTTAAGGGAGGAAATGGAATAATACCTATAAGACCTGTAACTAACTCTGCGGTTTCTAATACTCCATGTACGGTCCAATTCTCGAAATCCATAGAATCTACATGTTTTCGGGCGGTTTCAGGGTCACTATAGATTCTATCAAAATTAAGACTAAGACTTCCGTCTTGCTCCAATAAAGTCTTAGACCTATTGTAACTCATAAGTCTATTAATCTCATTTAACTGTATGTCGATATTTTTACTCATATCTTATAAATATATTAATTTAGATTGTTAGCCTTTCCTCTAGTTATTCCCGATTCCCATTTACTGTTTTGGTCGGTCATATTTGCCTTACCTCTGTTTACGTCTGACCCCCATACAGTAACCGTTAATTGATTCGATGGACCTCTTGTTATTCCCGTTTCCCATTTTGTTACATTACTGTTGGCTGAGCTTGAGTCTCCTCCAGAACTTGAAGTATCTCCTCCTCCATCTTCTTGTTCGGACATCTCTTCTTCATCCCCTCCATATATTTCAGGATTTTCAATACCGTATATCTTAAGTAATTCTCCAGCAACTGCATTGGCTTCGTCTTCTATATGTCCCCCCACATTTTGAGTTTCCCCTTCTAACTCCCCGTCTTCGTTTTGTTTGTGATGTACGAGTTCATGTGCTACAGACCTCATAATATCTTGTAAAGCACGTTCTTTAGTATAAACCCTTACCTCAGAGTTATCAAATTCTTCATCTTCTCCATCCTGATATTTATAAACCGCAGTTGTCGTAATACCATCCTTATCGTCCTGATACTTTATCTCTATGTCATTATCAATAGACAATTCCTTTTTAACCAACTCCACAAATCTTTCCAAATGGTTCTTATCTTCTGAAGGGAATGACGATTCACCCTCAGTGATACGCATCAAAGACTTTATACGCTCTATATTTTCAATTAAAACTGACATCACTAAATAAATATTACGATATTTTTGTTTATTTAAACAATTATATTTATATTTGTAATATGAAATACCCAATAATCCTTTTATCCTTAATCTTATCTCTTTCAAGTTGTTACCAATACGCGGAACAAACTTACCCTACTTTGGATGGAACTTATATTCTAAGAAGTGTCACTGTTAACGGTACCGATGTTTTAAACTCAGAAATTACTAATGAAACATATGATGACCCAATGACCTTTATATATCCAAATCCTATCGGTCCCTTGGATACCATGAAAGTAAATAAGAGTCGAATCAGTATTAGTGGTGACCGTCTATTTGCGGGTTATTACTTGGAGAATGGTGGAGACCATTGGCGTAATGAATATCATGTGAATATCACCCAAGACTTTGTGACGGGTCGATGGGTAAATTTAAATGTTTCATATAACACCCCACAACTTAACACCTACCGTCATTATGTTATTATTGAAGATGGTTTGGAGTATCTCACTTTGGAGTGTCCCAAACAATACCCCGATGGGGTAGAGGGTAACGAATATAATTATTCGTTGACGTTTTATCGAGAAGGTCCTTAACCTAACAACCGTTTAACTTGTTGTCTATTACCTGTAATCCGCATCGGGTAACTTATCTTCATATACTAAATAATATTCGTTTAAAAACGATATTAGATTTTCCTCATCAATATAGAAATCATCTTCATCCTCATCTTCAAATCCTAAACCCCAATCGTCATCAACATCGTTAAAAATATCAAACGATAATAAATTCTCCCCATAACCAAAACCCTTCAAATACTGGAATTCTATCGTGTCAGACCTAAACAAATCGTCACCGTCAGAGTTTAATCTGAACTCAACTTCAATTACGTTGTTGTCTTTATTGATAAAATTTGATATTATTTCAATAACTTCCATCTTACTAATTTAAATAAACTTTATTTTTATACAAATATCTAAGAAAACGTGAAAAGACAAATACTATTAGAAGAATATGATTTCCATAATGGCACATTAAATGTGTTGTTCTTAGATAAAGATAATAATTATCGAGAAGATAAGATAGATGAAAATAATTTTGAAGAGTTTATTTCAGAGTCTGGAAGATTAGAATCTTTCGAAGATAAATGGGACGGTTATACTGAATCTCATTATACAAAAGATTATATAATGAATTATTCACATTGGTTAGATGAATATTGTGAAAAGGATGACATTTTAACTTTTCTTTATTATTATTACCAAGAAAATAAACTGCCGAAAATAATGGAAGAATGAAATTAAATTCAACATCGTTCGATAACGTATACCTAATCGAAGAACCTGTACATACCGATGAAAGAGGTTTTTTCATGGAAACATGGAGCGAAATGGGATACTCAAATAAAAAACTACTTAATGATATCCCATCATTAAAAGCAATACAAAATGATAACTCATTATTCTCAACTCTTTTTGTTCAGGATAACCTATCAAGCTCAAAAAAAGGGGTATTTAGAGGACTTCACTACCAAACAGGTAACTTTGCTCAATCAAAACTTGTAAGAGTATTAAAGGGGTCTGTAATCGATTTTATAGTGGATTTAAGAGAGGATTCAAAAACTTATGGTAAGTTTGAGTTCTTTGAATTAAATGATAAAAATAACCTGTCGTTGTTTGTTCCTCCTTACTTCGCACATGGATTCCTATCTTTAGAAGATGATACTTTACTTTCTTATAAGTGTGGTAATTACTATCATAAAGAAAGTGAAGGTAGTGTGAACTATAGTGACCCAATCATAAGACACGTTATAAATAATAAAGAAAGTATTTTAGACGTAATCAAAATTTATTTACCTTACGAGAGTGAAGAAGATATATTAATCTCTAAAAAAGACAAGGATGCCCCAAAATTCTTACACCGAAGACATGACTGAATATGAACTATACGACTATTCAATTAAAGTTGTAGACTCAATGGATAGTCCGATTCAATACGAATCAACTTTACGATATGTGGAGCTTTATTATAAAAAAACAGAAAATTTTGTATTATATAATAGTCTTTTAAGGAGGCTTAATAACAAAAAACCCCTCTTAGACTGAGGGGTTTTTTATTTAAAGGTATTTTTTAAATCTATCAAACATTTCTGTTATTCGCTCTTTATCTTTAATTAGAGACTCTCTTAGGTCCTCATCAACATCTTCATACATAGAACTACATTCTCCCTCGTGTTTTTCACCACCACAAGATTCGCAGGTTTCACCATAACCTTCTTGGACTTCGTAATTTTGGTCATTTCCTTTAAGTGAATATATTTTACCTGTTGGTTTATCCATAGGCATTACGGAAACTAAACTTTCGTCAGTTTCACCACACTCATCACATCCTTCCTCTTCGGAGTAAACACCTACGTCACCACCTTCTGAATCAAAATTATAAGCTCTCATCTCTCCCGAATCTTTCTCTTTACCGTCTAAGTCTGAATTCATCATATCTTCCATATCTCCATAGTCAGCGGCTGACATATCACCTCCGAACATTTTCATAATAGAATCAATATCTAAGGACATAGATTCATCAGAATATGAATCGTCAAACTGTTCTGGCCCTCCTGAGTCATAATCATAAGCCGCGTCCACATCTGACACGTCCATATCATCTGCAGTTGATTCTTGTAAGGAACTACATTTATCACTATTCATATTCAAATATAATTGAGCTTGTTTTGCTGGTTTACCTCCTTCTTTTTGAGCTTTCTCCACGCACTCACATGTTACATTACCACCACAATATTTAGTAAATGAACCTTCTTTCATATCAATATCCTGAATCCACTTATCATCTTTTTCATTAATGTCGAGATTATGGAACGCATTTAAATCTTGTTCGAGCTCGGGCGACATCTGAGTTCTTAAGTTTCTTTCTGTTGATGAAATCGTAGTTTCATTAACCCTATGATTTTTATACTGACCCACTTCACCCCTATTATTAATGGTTACTCCACCTGTATCGCTAGGACCTGGGTCCTGTCTTAATCGTTGCGGACCTGAGGGTACATTACCTGTTGTATACCCATCATAAAATGATGAGTGTTGTTGAAGGATTGAGTTTTTCTCTTCGTTTGATATCGTGGCGTATCCTTTCATATCTATTAGTTTTTATATAAATATCTTTTTGTTTACGAATATTTTTGACTTGATAAATAAAAATTGTTATTATTAAAATAAAATGAATAATAGTAAATACTTTGAATTAGCTGAGGGAGCTGTAATGTTAGATGGTTTTGATGAGTGTGTGATTGGGGTATCAGAATCTTTTGGAGAAGAACCTCGTCTTATATACTCCAAAAAACAAATAATTAATAAACTTATGAGAGATATGACTGAAGACGACGCAATCGAATATTACTACTATAATATCGTTGGTGGATATTTTGGGGTACAGAACCCAATTTTTATTCAAGATATTTTGGATTAAGTAAGTTTTTTCATTATCTTTATACTCTACAATTATGAGAGACTTAAAATACCATAAAGACCCTTACGAATACTTTAACGATTTTGTTAATATGTATCGCAATGATAAAAACTTTAACCAGGTAGTTCGAAGTAAAGTTCTCTCAACTAAAACTCGTTTTATGGATATAAGATATAAGGTAACTTATATTAAATCATACGAAAATGAGTTGGTTATTAATATAAAGGTGTGTGGGTTATATAATATACGAACTAAACCTATTAACATAGGTGATAAACCTAAAAAAATAACGGGTAAATCACATGTTACGTTTAATGAAAAAGGTTTTAAAAGTCGTCCAGAATATTGTAATATTAATAATCGTTCATTAAATGAAGATATCCGAAACTCTGTAATTAAAGATGTGTTTTCTTATGTTCGTCTTTTTGGTGTCCAACATGAACATAATATTAGGATAGGTAAAATAAAAGCCTGTAAGTCTGTAGATTGACTTACAGGTTTTAAAGTTTAAACGTAAAATATTTAAAAGCTTTCATCCCTAAAAATCTTAATTCTTTATTAATATTGTTCGTACTTAACTCTTCACTTTTAGCCTGTAAGTTACTAAAAGCTGCTTGTATCATAACTTGTTGACTCTTACTTGCAAGGTCTAGCAAGTTTTCTTTTTCATCCTCATCTTCTATCTGTTGGTAACTACCCTGTAGTTCCTGTATCTTAAGATATTTTTCTAAAAAGTCTCTTCCACCCCATGTGAATTCGGGTGACTGCATCATATTTACAATTCCACTATCTCTTAAATCTTTTAGAAAAGTAAAAACGTAATTATCTTTATCCGCATTAATTATCGGTAATAACGGTTTCATGTCGTCAATAAAACCTTCATTAATTGCGTCGATTTCTTCAGTAGAATCGTTATTTTCTAAATCGTTAGGAATTTCAACATCGTCAAAGGACTCCATATTTTTTGGACCTAAAGGTGGGTCAAGTAGAAATCTACGGTTCACCCATTCCCTTAATTCATTCTCAACAAAAAATTCAGGGACTGCCTCATCGTCAGGTTTTAACGACGCGACTTCTGAAATATGATAAGCAAATTTTAATTTACTTTCATCATTCATTAAATTCATTAACCCATCACCTATAAAGAATATTTTACTAAATGGGTCTATTGGGTTAATGTCACCCTCAGCAAAACTAAATAGTCTCATAATCGCTTTCGCCCACCATGACTTATAAGACGGAGTCTCTTTTAGAGTCGGACCTAAAATTTTATTAAGTGCCCTAACACCTGAGCTAAACATTCCAGCAACTGCAATTTGAGGGATAAACCAAGGCATTAAACGAATAAAAGCTTTAAACCCACCTTCACCGATATTTTTCGCCAATCTTTTATTTTTGGCAGCTCCGACAATACTTCTTAATTGACCAAAAGTAATCGGTCCTTGGGAACTACAGAATTTTTTGGAGTCACAGATGTTTTTTATCACTTTACTCGAAGGTTTTACTATTTTATCACCATCGTCTTCTAAAATATTTATTACGGATTCATCCATTTCACCTGGTAAGTCGATTAAACCTTTTTCTTTCATAATTTTAGAAACTCGGTCCCCATATAAATCAACCACTCTTTTTAGAAATAAATCAGGATTCTTTCTGATATATTGAAGTATATCAAACCTTATATTTTTAGAGTACTTACCAAATAAGTCAGCTATTTTATCATCTTTACGAGGTGAACCCTTCTTATGTAATAAGTTTTTTATTTGTTGATTAGTTACTTTAGGGAATCTAATTTGTTTACAGACCCCACCAACTTTGTCTTGGGGTATTGAAATACTAGATTTACCCTTTCCACTTTTGAAATTATCAATAACTAAATCTATTAAACTATCGGTGTCAGTCACACAATATGAAATGTGGTCATCGTTTAAGATAGAAAAAATCCACTTAAGTGATTCTGATGGATTCTCACCCACAACAAAAGAGGTTTTCATCATTAGACTTTTATACACATTAAACTCATCACCCCTACTCATCAAATCAATAGGTCTTTTTAAGTCATCCACTTCATATCCATCTTCAATTAACTCTATTTTTGCCGCTTGAAATCCGCTAGAGAGTGAACCTAAGTCAAACCTTTCCCCTGGTTGGGTTAATTTGACTGAGTAGTACTCATCACCTATTTTAATGTCTTCTTTCCTTTGTGATATAATAGGTTTACCTCCTGTGAGACCGGCTAATAGACCTTCATAATTAAATCCTCTTCCGTCTTTATCTTTTTTAAAGGATAAGAAGTATTCGTAAAACCTAATTTTATCGACTAATCTTTTTAATGTGTTTTCTAAATCAATATCATCATTTATATTAAAAAACGGGATATCTTCACTATAAAGTATTTTCTTAATTACCTCACTTGATGACATTTTTGTTTTTGGAATAGGTCCTAAGGTTGACATAATCTTACTTAATGTTGTCGGGGAAGCGTTAACTTGTTCTTTAATTACGTCTGACATCTCTTTAATCCATACATCCTCATCTCCAATTAAATTTAAATTACTCCCATTATCCCATTGCACATAGTATAACGGCTCTTTACTCCATGGGTCGGTACCAATACCTACTACAGTCCCTTTAGTACCCACAGTGACGGGAGAATAGGGGTCACCCATAACAATTAGAATAACTCTATCCCTTACTTTTAATTTTGGATTTATTTCCATACTCATAAAAATGCCTTTAATGATAAATATACAGAAGACAATTATAATTACTGTTATATTTATTTGTATAATATAATTATGAAGGTAGTTTTAACAGAGTCCCAATTTAATAACCTACTTAAAGAACAATTTACAGATAAAGTGAATAAATCTTTAAGTAATATGAGTCAATTCTCAAATAAAGTAATTAAAGACGCCGCATCACAACTTAAGTTTGATTTTAGATTTTTAGTTAGTTATGGTGCAGGTATCGGGGCAATACTACAATCCGTATTTGAGTACTTACAAGGTAACTTTACAGGTTTAAATGACACTCAAATAGCTGGATTAACAGTTATGGCTGTCGGTGTTGTGTTTTTTGAGAATAAAGACTTAAAAGAACAGATACAAAAAATTAATGATATGGGTTTAGGTTCGGAACTAAACAAAGTTATTAGTTTTACTGAGAAATTAAAAGATAAGTTTTCATATCTTTTAAAACTTTTAGGATTGTCAATCCAAAGGACCTCAAACATTATTTCGTATAGTTTTTTAATACCCTTACTTACTATAGTAATTGATTTGGTAACAAAACATGGTGTAGATTCTAGTCAATATAGTATGTTTATAGAGTCTTTACTTACTTCAGGTTTTATCGCAATAAGTGGGGTGTCGTTAAGGGATGTCTTAGTTAGGGCTGGTGAAATGATAGAAAATAAGGGTATCAATCAAACGTAAAATCTTTATTTACCATATAATAGAATACACCCATCGACCAGTACATATTTTTTACTCCTCCCTTCTCCCTCTCTTTTCCAATTCTTTGTGATTTATCCTTTTCTCCACATTTAACCCCAACAATTTTTTTATCTTTAGGTAAGTCAATATTTTTATGAGTATTAACTACGATAGGTTCTGGACTATCAAAATCATTAAGGATTTTGATTAATTTATTTTTATTACCTCCGTATGGAAGGTTACGTTTCTTACAATAATTTTTAAGTTCGACCAAAGATAGTTTTTCGTATTCCATAGGTCTAATTTAATGACTTAATGTCACAATTCCAAATCCTGTCTCAACTTTTCGATATCCATTTTTAACTTTTCATCTCTATCTATAGAATCTATCGCTGTCTCAAACTCTTTTTCTTTTTTATTACCAAAACTATAATCCCCACCAGTGGAGTATGCTTTATTATGGGAACCAGCAGTAGTTAATCCTTTTTCAATTCTTATTAGTCTTTTATGTATCTCTTTCAGAGATTTTTCTACGTCTGACCAATCATTTACTGATTGTAAAATTATAGTATCAGATAAAAATTCAGGTAAATCGTAATCTACAACGTCAGACTGGCTACCATAGAGTCCTTGTTCATTAATAACTCTATTGATAACTTTATTTAGTTGATTCTCGGTTAATTTAATTTTCATCTTTTTATTATAAATATGTTCAATTCTATTCTAAATTAATTTATTACCGTACTTTTCGTAATATTTTTGAATAAGGAATTGTGTTAGCTCCTCAACATCCGCTTTATTTAGATTGTGATTACTTTTGTTTCTTTCGAACCAATCTTTTATTGTTTTTTCTATAGGTTCTTTCCTTAATTTATTAACTCTCTTAAATCCTTTTAATTCTGCAGGTATCTCATGAGGTTGTTTGTAGTATTCCTTATCATTTGGTCTTTCATCCTCCCTATCAACATATGGGTCCATTTCACTTTTAGGTCTCTTCCATGCTTCTTGATATATATGTTCAATTTCATGGGCTACAATATCATTTAACTCACCAATAATGTTGTACAATGAATTAGGTAGAGAAGAAGGGTTAATAACTATAATTATTTCTATAGTATATCCGTCATCTACAGTTCTACCCACAATAGTATAATCCTGATTAAGTGAAGGGTCTAAGTCATAATTAAATTCAATACTGAACCTCGGTATATTTTTAAACTCATATTCGAATTCTTCCCCGTCACTTAACTCTTCAGGTAAGTAATGAGTCCTAGTGTCTTTAGACTTAATTATATTCACTAAACTCCTAACAATACCCCTTATAGGTCCATCAGTAAACTTACTCTCAACGACCAAACCTTCAAGAATTACCGTTCCCCTTTCCTTAAGGTGTTCTTTTATCTCAAATACCAATTCTTCAACAATCCTATTTGGATTTTCATCTTCATAGAATCCTGTTTTAATCCTAAAGTAGTTTTTACTTACTAATGATTCTGCGTATGGTATATTGTTTGTCTTTACGACAACCATTTCCATAATACCGTCATAATAATCTTTAAATTCGTCACTCATCATATTCAAATATTATACTATCGATTCTTAATTCATAGTCATCCATACCAATTAATACAGCAATTTTTTTAAATTCTTCATCCCATACACCCATACTAGATTTTAATTGTTTTTCAAATACTGTTTTAAGTTCTTGAGTATCAGGATTATTAAAAAACTCTTTCCATAATTTTACATCATCTTTTCCCATCAATATTAAATTTTTGAAAATAATGTCACATGTTAGTGCTTTATATAGCTCACCTTGAATATCAATTACTGAGAATTTTTTTGGTACAAATTTTATTTCCCCCTTTATAGGTGAGTTAGTAGAAAACATATAAACTTTATCAGTATTAAGAGGTTTAAAACGAGAAAAATAATCTAATCTGTTTTTAAAACTCGACGCATCACTCTTTAAACCATTAATGATTTCATCCCGATTTTTAATTACATTGTCGGCGTAATAACCATCTGGTTTATTATAAAGATATTTTGGTATTTCAACTTCCATAACTTATAAATATTATAAACTTTGTAACATTTCAATTAATTTTGGGTGAGGGTATATGTCAAACTTATCTTTTCTAAAATTTGTATGTGACCATATACCTCCCCCTCCTTCATTCGCTAATTGTTGATATTCAAAGGGATTCCATTTATTTCTTTTCGAGTCTGCATATAACCGAAAGGCGTAATTTGTATTTCTACCTAACACCCCATCTTCACTAAGGGGTTTACCGTTCATACCGATATAACCTTTACTGTTTAAGAATATTTGTTGTTCAATAACACTTTTATTCTGAATTGATGTGTCATAATCTTCAAATAATTCATTTATACCCTTACAGACATCTATATGATATTTTTCTGAACATAACTCTATAACATATTTTAGTGACTCAATTTGTTTATCAGTGTAATTATGATAATACCTGTAACCTCTCCAATTCTTTCCTAAATCTATAACGTCTTCTTCAGGTACTTTTGATTGGACGTATGTGAAGTACTCACCCTTTTGTGTTTTTGTTAATGGACCGTAATTACATATTTCAATTCCGATTGATTGTTTATTTAAGTCGGAGTTATTGGTATTTTTGGTCCCTAAATGGTGTGCCCAGTATTTTAAATCTAACGCCTCCACCATTACACCATCCCAAGTAAAATCTTGAGAGGATAAAGATTTTCCACCAATAACATAATGTGTTGCAACCCTCAAAGATTTCCCTCCCTTAGTTTTATCTCTATCCCACGAAGACACTACCCAATCAGGTCTATGACTTCCCGCTGTGTGATGTAATATTATAGATTTCTTATTAGTCTCTTCGGGAAAGTATTCATCATCTGGTAGATGTAATTTCTTTATTTCCATACTTATATTATATTATATAAATATGAGAAATATAAATTTAACATTATTATCTTTTGTTTTTGTAAATATATTATTGTCACAACCTAATGTTGGTATTGACACTGATATATTTTCGGTTAGGTACTCTTCTAAGTTGGAGCAACCGTTGTGTTTAACTTATACAGTATTATGTCCTAACGGTGACGCTTCTAGGTCGGGTTTAGATTTTAGGTTATACGAAGGAGTACATACTTCGGATAATGAAGATTACAAAAATAATGAGTGGGATAAAGGTCACTTAGCACCTGCAGCCGCTTTTAATTGTGATAGAGATATGTTAAAAGAGACTTTCACATATATTAATTGTGTTTTACAACATGAAGGATTAAATCGTGGTCCATGGAAAGAGTTAGAAAAATTTGAAAGGAATTTAGCTAAAATATACAATGAAGTTTATGTGACAGTAGAATGTCACTTTTCGGAAAACTCAATAGCATTACCTACAGGAGCAACTGTACCTGATGGATTTACGAAGACAATAAAATGGGAAAATAAAGAAGAGAGTTTTTACTTCCCCAACGAAGACGTAAAAGGTATTAATTGGATAGAATTTAGAGTTGTAAACAAATAAATTTACCAACCCCCTTGAAAATTCACATAAAAGTTATTACACTTAATGGTACATCAATAAAATTAAAATAAATTATATTAATTAAAAATGGGAAAAGTCATTGGAATCGATTTGGGGACTACTAATTCATGTGTCTCAGTTGTTGAAGCTGGAACACCAATCGTTATTGTTAATTCAGAGGGTAAAAGAACTACCCCTTCTATCGTATCATTTAAGGATGGTGAAAGAGTAGTGGGAGATGCCGCTAAACGACAATCAATCACAAATCCAAAAAATACGATTTATTCGGTAAAACGTTTTATAGGTAGTAACTATAAGGAAGTATCAAAAGAGGCTAAAAAAATGCCATATAAAGTCACTAAAGGTAAAAATGATAATATCTTTATTAACGTTAATGATAAAAATTATATACCTCAGGAAATTTCAGCAATTGTCTTACAAAACCTTAAAAAGACCGCTGAAGAATATTTAGGGGAGAAAGTAACACAAGCGGTAATTACAGTACCAGCATATTTTAACGATTCACAAAGAAACGCAACAAAAGAAGCAGGTGAAATCGCGGGATTAGAAGTATTAAGGATTATTAATGAACCCACAGCAGCAGCTCTTGCATATGGTTTAGATAAAGAAGGCGATAAAAAAGTTGCGGTATATGACTTAGGGGGTGGAACGTTTGACGTTTCTATATTAGATATGGGAGATGGAGTATTTGAGGTTCTCTCAACTAATGGAGATACTCATCTTGGTGGTGATAATTTTGACGAGGTTTTAATTGAGTGGATGATTAATAAATTTAAAGAGGATACAGGTATTGACGTATCATCCGATTCTATGGCAATTCAAAGACTACGAGATTCGGCAGAAAAAGCTAAAATTGAACTTTCTTCATCTAGTAATACTGAAATTAATCTACCCTACCTATCTGCAGGTTCTGAAGGTCCAAAACATTTTGTAACTAAATTATCTCGTTCAGAATTTGAACGTATGGTGGAAGATTTAGTTAATCGTACGATTTCACCCTGTCGTAAAGCAGTTAAAGATTCAGGTTTAAGTATCAACGACATTGATGAGGTTATATTAGTGGGAGGTTCTACCAGAATACCTTGTATTCAACAGGCAGTTGAGAAATACTTTAAGAAAACTCCCTCAAAAGGAGTTAATCCTGATGAGGTAGTCGCCATGGGAGCATCAATTCAAGGAGGCGTATTAGCCGGAGATGTAAATGATGTATTATTATTAGATGTTACACCTCTTTCATTAGGAATTGAAACTATGGGAGGTGTTATGACTATACTAATCGAGGCTAATACGACCATACCTACCTCTAAGTCTCAAGTATTCTCTACTGCGTCTGATAATCAACCATCTGTTGATATTCACGTATTACAAGGAGAAAGACCGATGGCAAATGATAATAGAACTTTGGGTAGGTTTCAGTTGACCGACTTACCTCCCTCACCAAGGGGAGTACCTCAGATTGAAGTTACTTTTGATATAGATTCTGATGGTATAATAAATGTAACTGCCAAAGATAAAGCAACAGATAAAGTACAAAACATTCGTATTGAATCAGGTAATGGTCTTACCGATGACGATATTGAAAGAATGAAACGTGAAGCTTCTGAAAATGAAGATTTAGATAATCAGAAGAAAAAAGAAATTGATAAATTAAATGAGGTTGACGGTATGATTTTTCAAACCGAAAAACAAATTAAGGAGTTTGACGATAAATTAAGTGAGGAAGATAAAACATTACTAAACGAGAATTTATCATCATTAAAATTTTCTTATGAAAATAAAGATGTTAAGGGTATGGATGATAACTTAACATCAATTAATGAACTGTGGGCGTCAATAACTACTAAAATGTATAACAATACTGAGTCGGAAGAAAAAAATACAGACGTTAATGATGTTGAGGTCAATGATGTTGAGTTTGAAGAAGTTAAATAATATATAAAACTAAATAAAATGAAAGTTAAAAACGGGGACAGTGTCAAAGTCCATTATATCGGCACTTTAAAAGATGGTAATGAGTTTGATAACTCATATAAAAGAGGTTCAACGCTGGACTTCAAAGTTGGTAGTGGTCAAATGATTAAAGGATTTGATGACGCAGTTACTGAGATGGAAGTTGGAGGTAAAAAGTCAGTCACTTTGGCTCCAGAGCAAGCTTATGGTCCTCGTAGAGAGGAAGCTATTACTGCAATTTCTAAAGAGAACTTTCCACCGGAGTTTGAACCTAAAGAAGGTGAGATGGTACAAGGTTCCACAGAAAATGGTCAACCAATTACTGCATTAATAGTAGAAGTTCAAGACGCTGATATCATTTTAGATATGAATCACCCTTTAGCCGGTGAAGAGTTGACGTTCAATATCGAGTTAGTTGAAATTTCTTAATTAGGTTTTTTAAAAAATTAAACCTATATTTACCATAAAGGTTTTAATTTATATTAAAAATGAGTAAAGTTAGTTACGACGATTTTTTAGAGGACGACCCGTTTTTTACACCATGTATTCATTGTGGATGTCTTGACTTCACTATGGATTGGGAAGATAAAATTTACAAGTGTAATGATTGTAATAGTATCATCGATAGTAAGTCAACTGGAGGTATCAAACGTAAAAAAACCAAGGATAAGGTTAGGAAGTTTAAGGATTACGAAGTATAGTGTTACAGTAAAATAAAGATTACTATTAGTCTTTATTTTACTACGCTTAAGAGTTTTATGTTATTAATAATCTATATATAAAGTAAATATGGTTAAGTTTTTTATGTTAATATTACTCATAGTGTTTTTACCGTGTAAATTATGTTTGAGTGACTCTACTTTGTCATCATCAGAGGTCACTACGGTTATAAATAAGGTCGAAAGTATTAAACCAATTAAAGTAAAAGTTATTGAGTCAGATATAGTATTAGCGCTCATAGACGTAGAAAGTGCGGGTAACGACAGTGCTTATAATTCTTCTGAAGATGCTGTAGGGTGTTTACAGATTAGACCTATCATGATTAGGGAAGTTAATAGAGTACTTAAAAAATTAGATGAGGATAGAAGGTTTGAAATGAAGGATAGGTGGGATAGAAGTAAATCTATTGAGATATTTACTATTTGGAGAACTTATCATCACCCCGACAGTGACAATGAAACTATATCTAGAAATTGGAATGGTGGTCCCGATGGTTATAAAAAAGAATCTACAGTAAAGTATTGGAAAAAAGTTAAAGGTCGTTTGGATGTAAGTAAATAAATCTCTATATTTGTTAAATAATGATAGTAACTCAATTAACAACATCTAAGTACGGTAAATTATTTAATAGTTTAGTTGGAGAAGTCAACACACCTGATGGCGATATAGTCGGAAAAATTAAGATAACTAGATTAAGGAAGTTTACCGATGACAGAGCCAATAATTATTACGATGGTGAAGTGGATATTCATTTCACTGGAAATATCATGTCAAGTGGAGGACAGTTATACTCACCATCACAGTACAAACCGATTAAGATACGTTCATATATGAGAACAAAACTTAATAATCATATTAACATGTATACTCGACCCTTCGGTATTAATAGAGTAAATATTAAAAAAATCACTTTCTAATGTTATTATTTGACAAGGTAATTTATTTCAATTATATTTAATCAACAGGAGGGATGCCAGAGTGGTTAATGGAGCAGTTTGCTAAACTGTCGTCGGTCTCGACGCGTGGGTTCGAATCCCACTCCCTCCGCAAAATTTAATAACATGGGATTCGATTATATTTTAGAAGTAAACACCACTCATTTAGAGTATGAGATTTATTTAACTGAAGATGATATTACGTCAATTAATTTTGAAAACTACTCAACTACATTTGGTTAAATATAAGTTTTACCTTATATTTGTATTATTAAGTAAAACATAAAAAATAAATCAAATGTCAAAAGAAAAACTATATAGGTCTGCAAATGGTGACTATCTCTATTTGTTCAATTGGGTGTGTGGAGGGTTTAACGATGTGTGGGCACCTAATAAAAAAGAAGCTTATCGGATTGTTGTGAAGGAAAATAAAGCTCATGAAAGTGAGAATCCTGAATATGTTAAGTTACGACCAGACTATAAGTCTATGCGTCGATGTACATATAGTGAATATCAAGAACAGAATAAAATGGGTTGGTTGTTATCCATTTAATATAATACATGACTTCGTAGCTCAGTTGGTTAGAGCATCTCACTTTTAATGAGAGGGTCCTGGGTTCGAGTCCCAGCGGGGTCACTTCATCTACCTAAATTTATAACAACATGAAATATTAGAAATAACAAACAAATCGGATTAAATTAAACTTATAATGTATAAAAAAAAATATTTCCTGAGTAGGGTAAGAGTAAAGGGAAGTACATAATTAAAACGCTCCTTGTGTGAGTTGGTAAGGTAGCAGCACAAGACTCATCGGACGCTTACCAAGTCTTGGGTGGGAGGTGAAAGGACACAATACCGGGTACCTATCAAAATCCCGATATACCGAAGTGGTGAAATGGTAGACACGAATGCCTTAGGAGCATTTACCATATGGTGTGTGGGTTCGAGTCCCTCCTTCGGTACTAAATAAGGTCAGATGTCTGAATGGAAGGTATAGGACAGCAAATCCTATTACGGTGGTTCGAATCCACCTCTGACCTCAATTGAATGAATAAAATAAAAAAACTATGTATGACCCGAAAAAAGACCCTGCGTTTACAGATAATCCGTATTTAACTGATTACCAACTAATGAATGACCCGTGTGATAACCCTAACCCACCATGATGGTGTACAGAAGGTGGTGGAGGGTGTAACAACCCAAATCACCCTGAATGGTGTGATGGGATTCATGAGTCAGTACCTATCGAACCAGTCATATTTATGTTGTTTATTTCTTTAATGTTTGGTGTGGCTTTAATTAAGAAAAGATTTGTTTTTTCGAGAAAATAACTATATATTTGTAGTAGTTCGTTGAAGTAATAATAAGTGGCAAAAACAAACAAAAAAAGATTTGGACTATTAATAAAGGTTTCTTATCTTTGTTTAAGTTCTTTAACATATGCACCCGTAGCTCAGTTGGATAGAGCATCTGCCTTCTAAGCAGACGGTCACAGGTTCGAGTCCTGTCGGGTGTACAAAAAATCTACAAAAGATTTGGTACTTTTAAAAATGTTACTTATCTTTGTAGTGTTCTTTACAAGATGCTTGGATGGTGGAATAGGTAGACACGTCAGACTTAAAATCTGATTCCCCAACGGGAGTGCGGGTTCGATTCCCGCTCCGAGTACTAAAGAAAGTTCTTTGAAGTGATGGTATAGTTAATAAGTAAAAATTTCGCTGATGACCCCTCTGCGACAAAAAAAAAGGGAACCAATACGGGGGCGTAGCTCAATTGGTTAGAGCATCAAGCTTATATCTTGAAGGTCGGAGGTTCGATTCCTCTCGTCCCTACTAAAACTATAATAAAATGGGGGGTCGTCTCTTCGTCCTGATGATTGGCGACCTCCCGACATAAAAGCCGTGTAGTCGTGAAGGGAGTGGTGACCGGAAACGACCTGAGTACTAGAAAACTCAGACCTGGGTGGAAGCATATAGAGGGCATGATGCGCCGACTAAGTCTTATCTTTTGATGACTTTTCCATATTCTAGTTTGGAAGTATGTTCGGAGAGATGTGGGTTCGACACCCTCCACTTTGGCTAAAAATGGTACTAACACTACCGAGTCCCGAACCTGTTGCGTGACTATAAAATATATATAGGGTATTTTCTTAGTGAGAGACTGAAAACACTAAAAAGGCAGGAGTAGCTCAGTTGGTAGAGCATCAGCCTTCCAAGCTGATGGTCGCGGGTTCGAGTCTCGTCTCCTGCTCATAGGTCGTAAGTCCTTCACCTACAGGATTGTTTGGTCCTTCCCCTTCTGTGAAAGGGGTTTTACTGAGCCCTTCCTGAGGTGTTGGACCCGACCTTTTTTCTCCCTTAGCTCAGTTGGTTCGAACCCAAAAGGGAGAGCGATATGGGGGTATCGCATAGTGGCAATTGCGGCTGACTGTAAATCAGCTCCTTCGGGTTCGGAGGTTCGAGTCCTTCTACCCCCACGCATCCTGAAGACTGTGATAAGTGGAGTGACTATTAATTTAGTCCTCCTCTTTTTGTATTTATAAATAAAATAATAAAATGAAAATAGGATTATGGCACGAAGGACTTGTAGGGGAAGACTTACAAACCAATGAATCAAGTTTTAGTGTATATGCAAGTGAGTACGTTAAATTTGTTACTGACAATAATATAGACAGGGCGTTTTTTATACTACATGACCCCAATAGTAAAGACGGTAAATACCTTAAAAACGGATGGTTTGAAAAGTATTGGTTAAATAAATTACCTCAAAGTTGTGAGGTTGGGGTTTTAATTGATACTGAACCCGGTACACGATGGGTAAACTCTAACCCTATCTTAACTTCAGGTGATAGTATGGAAATCGCATTTCAGTACATATCAAAATTAAATAAAACTTCGGGTAATAGACAAATAACTTGTGTGTCTTTTGATTCTGAGAATGTATCCGTTTCTGGTAAGTGGGGGGATGGATACTACAGCGTAGATGGTATTAAATGGATTAACTATATGGTGAGTAAGTATATATCCGACCCAAACTTTGATTGGGGGTTTGCTGGTCAATCTACCGACCCTAACAAACTTAACAACTATAGGGAAGTTTATTGGGTTGGTGAATTGTTAGACTGTGGGTGTACTGGAATTTTAGCTCAAAAAGATAGTCCTAAATGTCAGTGTCCAAACACCCCTTACTGTAAAAATAAAAATGACATAAATGGAATTTTAAATACCCCAATAGGTGAGTATCTTAAAAACCCTGAATTAACAGGCTCAACAATATGGTCTTTGTTTTCAGTAGAAAGTACCTCTAAAACTGATTGTGTATCATTACCTTACGCTAAAGACACTAAACACCCGTGTGGTATTATGGATGCTTTTGGTGTGTGGGATAAATCGGACTTTATGTCTTTTTTAAATGAGGTTGAGTTAAAATATGGAATTAAACAAGTTATGATTTATGAATGGCAGTTTATTCCGAAAAAATGGTTAATACCATAAAAATGTGTTAAAAAAATCCTTATATTTGTACTATGAAATCTGAAGAAATATTAAGAGTAAAAGACAACATATCAGAATACGGAAATAATGAGTATTATGAAAAATCAAAAGCAAAAAGTTATACACCCTTTAATCCCATGTCGTGTTTTTATAAACTCACAAGAGAATAAAGTAGTTAGTAACTTTATTATTAAAAAATAATAACTATAATAAGTAATAGTGAGAAGGGGTTCTTTGACATAAACAAATATTAAAATTTAAAAATCATGAATACAGAAATAATGTTTTTTGTAGGGGGTATTTTAGTGTCAGGTCTATTAGGTCTGGTATTTTGGGTATCTTCTAATAAAAAAGAAATCGTAAAGATTCAGGAAGAAGACACAGAGTTATTAGAACTCTTAAATAATTTAAAAGATGAAGTCAAAAACTTAGAAATACAAGTTTATAAATTTGTAGATGATATCTACCGTGATACAGACCAAAGATTCCAAAATGAAGAAAGGTCTTTAGATAGTAGATTAGATAAAATGGAAAGCCGCCTCCATAAATTATATGAAGACGGATGTAAACCAGTTGATAAACTTAAAACCCAATTAAACGGGTAAATTAGTTAAAGAACCCCTTTTTTTTAACCTTGAGCTTCTGACCATGATATTCTAGATAGAATATTTGATGTTGTATTCCCGTTATTTTTTGCAAAAATTGTTATCGTATCCGGACCGTCAGGAAATGAATTAGGTCCTCCAAGTACACTGTTACTTAAATTTCTAATATTAGATATATCTAATGTGGATGAATTTGACCTCGTTCCACCTTCATCAGTTAAGAATATACCAATAACGTCGCCACCAATTACCTCAGTAGCTCCCGTATGGTTTATATATTGGGATATACTTCCATTACCCGACGCTATCCAATTACTATTATCCTCAAATAATGTGGAATTCCTATTAATCTTTGCAGTTACAGTAAATTGACCGTCATCCACAACTCATAAACTATAAATTACTTGATATTTTGTTTTAAATTTATTATAATTTAATTGTCTTTGTATAGACATAAATTTTTTAATTAATTAAACTATGAAAAACTTAATATATTTATCTACTATTCTTTTTATGGTATCATGTGGTACAGTAAATGAGGAAAATGAAAATCAAATTATAATTACTCAACCTGTTATAAGTGAAGATGTTGTTGATACAACCATTAACACTTTTGACCCGTCAGGTATTAGTAATGTTCAAGATTTATTGGATACCTTATCTAAACTTCCTGAGGGAACTGTAATCGAAGAGTGAAATGAAAAATCAAGGAAAAAGAGAAAGTCAAGTTAGAGACTCGTATGCGCTATCTTTTTTTGGTATTATATCAATCATCGTAATGGTAGCATGGTGGTTACTATTAAAATATAGTTAATGAGAGAGACTAAAATAATTAATTTATTTGCCGGTCCAGGTGCTGGTAAGTCAACAATTGCTTCGGGTATTTTTTATGAGATGAAAAAACGTCACATAAAATGCGATTCACCATATGAATTCCCAAAGGAACTAGCGTGGAATGAGTCAAACAAAGTGATAAAGGACCAATTATATGTTATCGCTAATCAACATAGAGGTATAGTTAGGTCTTTTGGTATTGTGGATTATATTATTTTAGATTCTCCACTATTACTATCTTTAGCTTATAAAGACAATTATACTTCGTCTTACCCCGCCAACCTTTATGGTGATAGTTTTGAGAAAATGATGATTGATATACATAACAAATATGATAACATTAATATATTTTTAGAGAGACCTATTAAAACTCATGACGATGACGGTAGATTTCACGATGAGGAAATGTCAATTAAACTAGATAATAAAATTATTTCTATACTTAACGATAATGGTGTTTCTTATACTAAGATTAAAGTTAATGATGATACTATAAATTTTATTTTAGATTTGGTATTACAGTAAAGATTTATTATCTTTGTATCTCATCGCACCTATAGCTCAGTTGGTTAGAGCATCCGACTCATAATCGGCAGGTCCTAGGTTCAAGTCCTAGTAGGTGCACAAATTAAATAATTAAAAAGTAAACGTATTTTTATGAAACAGAAAGTTATAAATGTCACATATAGAAAAGATTCTATTTCATTCCCTAATTGGTTAAAATATGAAATTACTATCCTTTATGAAGATGGTAGCGAAAGACTAATTCCAGCATATGGAAAGGATTTAGAAGACGCTCTTTCTCGTGTTAAACACGACAATCGTGTTAAGATTATCGACGAAACTGTTAGTAAAATTCCTGTATTTTTTTGGTTAGTAATGTGGATTCTTTATATGTCTGGAATAACAGCATTAAATTACGAACTCGACGAACCGATGATAATAATTGTAGGGTTAGGATTGGCTGGATTATCAGTTATCTTTCTCCAATGGTGGTATCAGATTAGAAATGTAGATAAAAATTAAATTATGTTATATTTCGCATATATATTTACAACAGTTTGTGTTTTACTTATGATTTACTCATTAATTAAAGAACTATTAAAATGAAAAAATACTTTGAATTCTCAGGTACCATTAATGGTACAAACTATTTCTTAAGAAATCTGTTAGCAACTTTATTAGCTTATATTGGCGGATTCGCGATAGGGTTCGGATTAGGTTCTGAAAAACTATTTTTATTCGGCATCGGTTTGATTGTCATATCCCCTACTCTGTGGTTTAGTGTGTGTACAATATTCAAACGCTCACTAGCTTTGTTTCCATTACAAGCGTCTATTATTACGATAGGTTTGATATTATTTCAAGTTTTAGGTATGGTTAACGAAATTTTTTCGTTAGTACCTTTAATTATGGGGTTGATTCTTATATTTAAAAACTCTAATATTGAATCACACGAAGGTTAAACCTTTAGGAGAGATGGCAGAGTGGTCGAATGCGACGGTCTTGAAAACCGTTGTACCGAAAGGTACCGGGGGTTCGAATCCCTCTCTCTCCACACAATTTAAAACTAAAATAAAAATGTCAAAAAAAATTTACGTCCGTAAAATAGAGACATGGACAATCTCATCTGCAAGTGAACCTCTTGAGGTTAATGTAGAAGCGTTAAGAAAATGTGTACCTCCGTATAAAGGTGATTCAGACCAGGAATTGGTAAACTATCTACAAAATAATGTATGGAATGAATATGACTTTTTTGATGATGAGCATAATAAGAAAGTTTATGGTGAAGATGAATTATATAATTTAGGTATGGAAGAATGTTATACTGAAAATGAGTTCTCCGATTCTCGTACTAAGGGAGCCGATGAGTCAATTCAAGTAGGTGTACCAAATGAGGAATATATAAAACATGGCGGTTTTCAAGTAACTGCTAATGGAGAATACGAATATTAATAAATAAAAAATATGGAATACGGAGAAGATTTTAAGAAGTACGCAATGAGTGAACATAATGTTTCATCACTCAATATGGATTATCATGAAAAACAAATTAAAGGGTCGTTAACTCCTTATATCCTTGAGGAGAGGGAGATGAGGGTAACTCAGATGGATATCTTCTCTAGATTGATGAGAGACCGTGTTCTGTGGGTTGCGGGAGGTGTTGATGACCGTATGTCCACTGTAGTCCAAGCTCAGCTTATGTATTTAGACTCTGTAGATAATTTAGATATAACAATGCATATTGATTCTCCAGGAGGTTCTGTAAAATCGGGTTTATCAATGGTGGATGTTATGCAATATATTAAGTCTGACATTATAACAGTAAATACAGGTATGGCTGCATCGATGGGTTCTGTACTTTTAGGTGCGGGTACTAAAGGTAAGAGGTCTTCTCTGAGATTTTCAAAAACAATGTTACACCAATCAAGTGGAGGTGCTTACGGTAATATTCAGGATGCCCGTATTAACTTTGAACAATGGGAAAAAGTTAATTCAATCCTCTTTGAGTTGTTGGGTGAGTTTTGTGGTAAAGACCCTAAACAAGTTACTGAAGACGCTAGTAGAGATTTTTGGATGGATTCAAAGGAAGCTCTTGAGTATGGAATTATTGATGAGATAATTAAAAGTAAGAAGTGAAAATAAAACCCAAAATTTCTTACATAAGACATTTATTAAAGTCATTGACTTGGAGGGTGATTGGAACTATAGATACTATAATTATAGGTTGGGTAATATCTGGAGAACCATTAATTGGTTTGAAAATAGGGGGTGTAGAGGTAATTACAAAAATGATTTTATATTTTATACATGAAAGAGTTTGGTATAAATTTGATTTTGGTATAAAAAAAAGTTAGTTATAAAAATGTGGTAACCGGTGTTTTAATAATATTTATGGGTTATATAATGTAATTAGTATGGACTTATTAAAAATGGTGGAGGTATTATTAACTTCAGTAACTTCAATTACTGTAGCTTTAGTGGGGGCGGGATTTTTTAAGAATTATCAAGATAAAAAAGATAAGTCAAAATCTAAGGGACTCTTATTAAATCAAATTAAAAAAGATGAGATTGTACATTTAGCGATAAAAGATTTAAAAAATCGTTATGGTGCCGATAGAATATATGTATGGCAATTCCATAACGGAGGTTACTTTTATACCACATCTCCTATGCAAAAACTCTCTATCACATACGAAAGATGTTCTAAAGGTTTAGAAAAAAAGTCAGAAAAAAATCAAAATCACCTCATAGCTAGTTTTACTAGTTATATAACTGATACTATCGAAGGTAAAATGTTTTTTACTGACATAACAAAATTAGAAGATATTGGGATGAGGTCTTTAGCTCAATCGAACGGAACTAAGTCCCATTGTTCCACTCCAATTTACGATAAAGAAGGACATCTTATCTCAATACTTTCTTTAGATTGGGTTTGGAGTGATATCCCATCAAAATATTTAAAAAAAGATGGATTATTCACTCAAGACTTTATTGATGAGTTCAGTAAAGATGCCGACACACTAGACCCATACTTATGAATAATTTAAAACTATATTATAGAAAGAACTACCAATTAATAAAATTTATATCTTTATTAATTATCGTATCAACACTTAATACCTTTCAAGGTTATTTAATCGCCAATTATGGGTTTAATAAATGTTTTATCGCTATTGAATCATTAACCTTCGGATTAACTTTAATTCTTTTATATAATATTTTTTGTAAGTTTAGTGAGCCAGAATGTACCACACATACTAATTCTATTAAGAAAGAAGAGTAAGAACTCCTGAACTTTTAATTTTTAGATTCATTTCTTGGGACATACTAATACTCTCTAATTTATGTAGACTATCATCACCACCGCCCCATTCATCTTCAAAATCTATAGTATCAAATATTTTATCAACCACTATAAGTTCACCTATATATTTTTTAACTAATAAGTCAAAGTCCGTAATATAATCAGTATCAGGGTTATGTCGCTTTCTTAAATCTTCTATGAATAACTCACTTTGAGTTATTAATGTTACATACTCTATATTAATACTCTCAAACAAATCTGTAGTCTGACCAGACCCGTCACATTCCTCACAGTAACTAGTTCCCATTCCACTACAGACATCACAAGTTTGCTCACCAGAAGATTCACACTCTGCACACTCAATATCATCACCATCACCATCCTTAACCTGCCCATCTCCACCACAGTCCCCGCACTTAGTCGTTTCTTCACCATCACATTCTGAGCAATTGACTTCTCCGCTCCCACCACATTCATCACAATCATTCTCCATATGATAAGACTGACCTTCAGGTTCTATAATATCCACGACATAAGTTGTCTCAGATTTTTTAAGTGCATCCAAATCCGAGTCCCCATTTAGTAGATTGTAAGTCGTAAAAAATAATCTACCTAAATCTTTACCCTTAAATTTCATGGCTAAACTTTTCGTTGGGGGGTAATCTAATACCGAACTAACAACATACGACGCTGTTGGTATCTTGTCCTTCAAACCCTTATGGGATTTATCTAAACCCACCCATTTTTCTAATATCTTAGATATTTTTAAGATTTTTTCTTCCATAACTTAATAATACTATAAATAGTTAGTATTTATATAATATATATGATAGTAATATGGATAACGTTAGAAAAAATATTAAAAAAGTTTTAAAAGAATATGACGAAGAAGAGTTATATGATTATGAGTCCAACTTTTCCGCAGATGACCTTTTAAAGTATATTGCGTCAGAATGGGATACAGAGATGTTAGAAATTATTAACTCTAAAATTCAAGATAGGTTAAGTTATTTATATACAGTTTCAGACGCTACATCTAAAAAAGAAATCGAAGGTTTTAAACGTTACGATGAGTAATAAATTATTACATATTTTATCTAAAGAGGTGTTCGATAGAGTTGATGAACAGTCTTCAGGAACTAAGGTTAGTTATGAACTTATTAAACGAGCGATTGGATATCAATGTCCCCCATCAAACAAATCCGATAACTCCTTATTAGATGTAGGAAAATGGAAAGAATATTTCAACGACGACTTATTAAATTCCAAACATAATGATATTAAAACTATAGTTGATAAATTAAAGTCTGCTACTGGAACCACTGAAATGTGGTTTAAGGATTTAGTGATACCAATAGAAATCACATCATCTCATTACGATATTGATACTCCAACCACAATAAAAATATCAGGTGGAATCGTTAATTTTGACTGGAATAAAAAAGACAGTCACCATGAAGATAGTGTCCCGTCAGTTGATAATATAAGTGTGATAATACCTTGTGATAAGATATCTAATCACTCAACTACCTCTACGAGCGTCTAAACGACGATTATAATAATAAAATTGACATTTTTAAGATTTCTTATATATTTATATATAAATTCATAAACTTAAAAAGTATTATTGAACATTATAGACGATTTTCATTAAAGATAAATTTGTTTATAATATTTTTCCCCCTTATATTTACTTAACCCAATTACACAGTAGAAATACTTATATATTTACTTTTTTTAAAAAATAAAAAATAATGGAAAAGAGTGGTAGTATTAAATTTCTTAATCAAGAAATTAAAAAACTTGAGAAAATTAGAAATGAACTTCAAGGAGAGTGTAAACACACGGAAACCAGTGTTAAGTTTATTAACTCAAATAACACCCCTAGAATTGTTTGTAATGAGTGTGACAAAGATATCGGGTACCCCGATAGAGAAAAATTAAGTTTATTCCTAACAGGAAGATAACATAACTATAAAAAATATTATGATGAATGATTTGTTAAAGTCTAACAGTAAACCTATAGAAGTGGAAGAACCTAATAACCTATCTGAGTTGATGGATGACCGTCAGATGTCGGAGTTTATAGATTTATTATTAAAAAAATAATAGGTATAAATAAAAACCCCCCACCGAAGTGAGGGGTTTTTTAGTTTAGATAATGATTCCCTTACCTAAGATTATGGGAGACTCATCTTTATTAGATTTGACTCGGAAGTGGTTATCTCGTTCCTCAACCATCAATTCTTTTTTTCCGTATCTGGTGGGATAGTTCTTGTATACGTAATCCTTAACCTGTTGCTCTACTGCTTTGTCCATTTTATTTGTTTTTTACTTGTTCAGTACAAATATAAGACAAAAACTATATTAAATCAAAATCATTTTTAATCTTTCTGATATATACTGGAATAATTGCCAGATTCCACCCATCCATACTCATTTAATATTTTTTCAAATGAAGAATTAAATTCGTACTCTGAGAACGACTTACAAGGTGAGTTTCTTTTTTCTTCCCAATCCATATTATTAGTAGATTTAAATCTAGGTACTATTTGAATTAACGTATTATGGTATCGGTACCCGGTTCCTTTAGGTTGTCTAAAGATAATACTGTATACACACCCGTTAGGGTCTAACTCTTTACTAACTCTTTCTTTAATTTCTTTCCTAAATACATTTTTTATGTAATTATCTAATCCAATGAAATTAGGGTTGGTGAAATCTAAACTACTTTGTCTTTGAAAATATCTACTCCAAAACTTCTCTATTCGGTTAATTATTTTACTTATCAATATAGTCTTTCCTTTATCCTTTAAAAATTTCGTAAGGTCTACTGTTGGTTTTATTAATATCGACCCTGATGTTGTCACCTCACCAATGTCAAAAGACAACCATTCAGGGTATATTGACGGGTTTGACTTTTTATCCATAACAATAAATGCAATGACAAAATCTTTTACCGAGTGCGCCCTTTTTCGGGATAACGATTTGCTTATTTCATAACGCTCACTCCTATCAGATGCTTGTAATTTAGTTGCGTTTGTATAGTATTCCTGTCTCTTAAGTAAATTGCCAGTCTGTCTAGATTTAAAAAGATATCTAGGGGTATTATTATCTTTACGTCTATAATAAGCTGAATTATATACTTGCTTTACTTTATTAAATATTTTATCGTACTTAGCAAGGTTGTTTGTTAGAGTGTTTAATCTCTTTTTGAGTGCTTTCTCGCTAACTTTATCGTAATCTACGTTATCCATGACTATATAAACATTATATTAATAAATATCACCAACCCACTAAACGGTTAACAGGTAAATTAAATGTTTTTTCAAACCATTTCCGATATAACGATTCAAATTTTTCACCTAACATACCTATTTCCACAGAAAAGTGTTTTTTTGAGTAGTATAGTAGTGGATAATCACCTTCATTAAAATTATTTTCAGTAAATTTTACATTTTCTGTGTATTTTGCGTCATATAGGGCGAACCAATCATTCACTTCGGGTAATGCGTCGATTTCATCATTAAAAAACTGTAAAGTATTCTTTTCACCGTCAATAAATTTGCTAAATTCTGCAACGTCACTCAAATCCCATACATTAGTATGTGGATTTTCGTGTTTTACCATTAATTTGTCAAATGCCGAGTCTAATTGTGACTGTTCTAATAATATTCTCATGTATATAAATATGTTTTCTATTTAAATTTCAGTTATATTTATAAAAAAAAACGAATGGAAAAGATTTATGAATTTAGAGATGAGTTAATGTCCGCAAAGTTACGTGGATTTGTCAGTTTTGACATACATAACTCCAAAAAATGGATTAATATCGATGAAATTATCAAAGAAATTGACGATTTAAGGGTATGTAGTTGTCCCCCAACTGTAATTAAGGACTGATTACCTTTGTTTTATGTATTAAATTTACTATATTTGTAGTGTTAAACTAAAAAAAATACTTATTATGAAAAAATACCTTTTTATTACCTTATCAATTATAATTTTATTCGGATGTACAAAAGAAACTTACCTCACCGAACCATTAATCACCCCACAAGTCGATAATTTAATCAATAATGAGGAAGAGTTGAGTAATATTGAACTTTTCAATAATATGAACCGCGATGTCGAAGTTGAATTGACTTTCTATGGTAACTTAGGTGTTGCTGGTATGGTTATAGCTCCTACTTGGTCAGATACATTAATAACTCCTCTTTACACCATGGTAGTAGACACTACTGAAACTTATACTTTAGGGGTCGGTGAGAGCTTCACAATTATTGTACAGGCATACAACGCCTGTTACGTTCAACTGGATGTGACTTTAGATGATAACGAAACCTATTCACTATATGACGATAGTAATAGTGGTTCTATATACCACACCCTACAAAACTAATTTAAGACCCATAACCTCTTTTACCCGATTAATATCTTCGGTTATTTGTTCTATATCTGAAATATCCCATTCAATATTCTCAAAGTCCAAGATTTCATAATCAACCTCTTCACCCTCGTCATAACATGGGTTACAGTCTGAAAGAGATGATTTTAGGTGTTCTTCATCATACGCATCTGTCCTATTACTATACGCTCTTCTAACATATTCGCTACCATTAGAGTTGGTGATATAGTCATAAGTTTGTAATTTAGGTATAATAACCTTATCCCCCATTTTACCCCATTCGTAAAAATCTTCGAGGTTATTTTTAATTAGAGATATTATAAATTCATCCTCATAACCCAAACTCTTTATAGGTTGTGGTACCGACATAGTTGAGTAAAGATTATCGTACTCAACCGGAGGGTCTTTAAGTATAATCTTTAACCAACCTAATACTTTATTGGCAATATTTTTATCCATAGTTATAAATACCTTAATAAATAAAAAACCCCTAACGTAATGAAAGGGGTTTTAAAAATAAGTTTAGATTTCAAATTAATATTCCACTTCCACTTCATCCTCATCCTCGTCCTCGTCCTCTACTTCGTTACCACCGTTCAAATTTAATACCAGTCTCTCACCACCACATTCACACTCACCATCTGATAATAACATAGCTATTTGGTCAAGGGTAATTTCAATACCTGGCTGTTCAATGTTAATCTCTTCTTCTTGTTCTTGTAGAACTCTCTTCACGATATTCTCAATATCGGATTCTTTTAATTTTATAATTTTTTTGCTCATGTCTAATTAATTTACTATAAATATATAAGAATGTTAAAAAAATTATATATTATAACTATTCATACTTTATAGTGATACATTTTTTATCGAAAGGAAATTTACTTAACATATGCTCAATCACTTTTTCGTCTACTTCATCAGTGGCACTTCCGATTTCAGTCAGATGATGGAATATCATTTTCTTTTGTTTGACGAGGTGTTCTCTTTGACCGATTATCTCCAATTCTCGTTGTTTAACACTTATACCGTCTTTTGATGGTTTAGTATAAATTATAATTTTTAAATTACAGAGACCCTTTCCGATAGTTTTGTCTGATGAGTTTTGTGATATAATTTCAACACCAAGTATCTCAAAATCCCCTTCTATTATTTCCAAATAAGATTTATTCTCACTATCCGTATATCTGCGGTTACTGTATATAACCTTATAATCCATACTATCTAATGAATCTTTTATAACCGATTCTAATCTGGTAAAACTACTTCTATTCTCAATAATATTATTTTTACTGTCACTCAAGGGAGTTTCATCGTCAATAATTTGCAATTTCTGTGTCAAATAATTTCTTACATCTTCAGGTAATTCATCGTCTTCCGATAAACCGTATTTATTGAGGGATGTATTCATTATTCCCATTTCCACTTTTATATCTTCGAAAGACTTAAAAATTTCATAAGGGGCATGACTCACCGATTTTAAATCTTCCTGTGTAAATCCGTGTTTTTCTAATAAACCCCTCATAACTCTATATTTAGATATTACATTTTTATCTAAATTCGTTTGAATTACAAATTTTAATGAGGGAGATAATTGTTTTTCCATTAGTCTTTGTTTATAACTGCAGGTAATATCGCAGTTAATAGAGTAGTTAATATAGTTAAATTTCTAGTATTCCTTAATCTGGTTATTTTATCCTCCTTAGAAACCAAATCTAAATTTAAAGTAGTTGCAGTTTCTATACAATCTTTATTAATTAACACCAAAGAATCTGTCGTATTTTTATACTGAGACAATAAAATAGAGTCCTGATTTAAAATCGAATTTAGGTCCTCTATTTGACTTAATAAAGTGTCTCGTTCAATCTGACATAAATCATATTTGGTTAGTTCTATGACTACTTGTTTTGCTTGTGAAGTAGGTATACATACTAATTCCTCAGTATTTATATCTGTTTGAGAAAAAATCGGTGAGCTCATTATGAGACATACCATTAATATTAGATAATTCTTCATTGTATTTTTTTCGTATAATTCGAATTTGTTTATTTTTATTTTCAATTGACGTGTTTAGACTATCGACCCTTAACTCGGACTCCAATATAACATCATTAAGATTAGTTTCTAAAGATGTTATATCTTCAATTTTTTCTTTAACCTTTTCTTTTTCTTTTTCTAATAATTCTTCAAACCTAAGTTCGGATTTAACTACAGCTTTATCGATAAAATCTTTTGTAAAAGACCAAGTTATGAGTCCACCAGTGATTAAACCTAAAAAAATACCTAAGAAAATGGATGTTAAATTAGTTAATTTCATGATATCTATTTTTAGATAAATACTTAAAAATTTGTATTTTTCTTTTTAAATTTTATTTATACCTGATTTGATTTGGAATAATGGATAATAAGTATTATATTTGTTACATGAATAAATTAACACTCCTCCTCCTATCTATTTTATTTTCTAATCTTACATACTCTCAAGTTATTGAGGTTAGTTATCAAGAGCAACTTGCTTTTGCTTATGTCGAATCAGAATCATTAATTAAGCAATGGAAAAATGATGAGGTGATTTGGGATGAGTATAGTTACGGTTACCCTCCTGGTGAAGGTCGTATAGTATATACTTTTGACTTTAATAATATGACCATCACTTTAGCGGATACCATCAACGGAGAGTATAAATTTCGTAGTGAGTATGAGATTATTGATATTATCAGTACATGGGATTCAGAAACTCAACATATGTCATGTGTTGCTGACACACCGATGGGAGATTACTTTTATGAGATTAATACTTTTGAAACAGAGGAAAGATGTCTTTTGATGAGCTATACAAACGTTTACAAAAAGAATATTAGGAAACTACCCCACTTGGATTGGGATGTATACAATGTCGGAGTTGTTAGTACTAACCACGGAGAATTTAAAATCAAAGTTATTGAATAACAAAAAAGGACCCCTTAATTGGGGTCCTTTTTTAATTTATTTAAATAAATTATATTAAGATTTATTTAACATCATTATCCTATTCCTAACTTTCGTCGCTAAATCACCTTTAAATGATGTAAGGTAACCGGGTTTCTTTGGGTATATAACGAGTTCACTACTATTCTCAACTTTGTCATTTTCATTCTTCATTTTCTCAAAGAAGTTGTCCACTAAGTTAGAATACTTTACAGTATTATAACATTCTCCGTCATTATCACAAAACATAGCTATACGTTTTAGTAATTCCTGAAAAATATTTAAAGATTTAGCACCATACTTACTATTACTATCCATTTGCATACCTGTTAATGCTTTAGCTAATGAACCTACACTAATTGCATTTAATTCTAAAAACTTTTTTAAGTCTTCTTCAGATTTAATTGCCGGAAGTTTAATCCCTGAATTTTTTCTATATTCATTTTCACCTGAATCCTCAGGTTGACTAGTCTGCTCATATAGATTCACATGCCCCAATTGTTTATTAACCATCTTTTGGAACTTTTCGTTCATGACTTTCATACCTCCTTTATGTTGTTCTCTGATAGAATTTTTCTCTTCTTCAGATATGTTATTTAATAAATGTTTCATTTTTTTTTATTTTAATTTAATTTACTGAGCGATTTTAGAACAACCGTTGTCGATACATCTTTGCTCATCTTTGGTTAATTCCATAGGTCTATTTGGTCCGGGTTGTCTATTTATATATGCTCGACATCCCACACATTTCGGCATATTAGGTTTTACTTCAGTGTCACTTGTAGACTTACAACCAACACAATTTATTAGGTCGTTAGCAAAATCCTTATAGTTAGTATAAATACTTTCATCACTTAATTTTTCATAACAATCCATTATTTTTTTACAGTCCGTTTTCTTTGAAACTCCAGGAACGTATCCAACGGTGTCTACAGGCATCATTACCTGTCCTCCCTGACTATTGCATTTACACTCACCACATCCTTTTAAACAGTTCTTTTCACATAACTTATTTGATGTCTCAGGACCTATAGCTCCATCGGTTATGATACCTTCATTTTTCTGAAAGGTTAATACCGCATTTCTAGTTAAGTTTCCGAACCTACCATCGGTATCTAATTGAACTAATGGTGCTTTATTACATCTATTTAACGCTTCTTGAAATAACTTTACTAAGTCACCTCTATCCGCCACTCTAACAGCAGCTCTACCACAAACGATATCACACAATACCGTTTCTAAGGTGATAGAGGGTAATCTTCTTTTTTTAGGTGATTCAGGTTTTGGTTTAATCGGACTTGGGTCCAACTGTTCTGAAAGAACAGTTTTAATTAAAGATGTAAGTTCAGATTCAGATATATGTATTAACTTTTTCTTAGACATATTAACAAATGTTTAATATAAATATCAGGTAAATGAAAAAAAAATAATAATATCATTCATTATCGTCCCATTCGGGTAGATATTTAGCTCTATCAACTATATTAGGGTTCTGTCTTATAGTTTGGATAGTAATAAGGTCTTTAATTTTAGTTGTAGACCAGTTATGTGAACGAGTAGTATAAACAACTTCAATAGGTAAGTGGTCACCCGTAAAACGTTTACCGATATAATCATCACCCAATATACGAACGTCAGGTTTATAAAACGACATCAAATCAAGAAGGTCCTCCTCGGTCTGATAGCAAATCACCTCGTCAACGTATTTTATAGACATAAGGGTCTTATATCTCTCATACAACGGTACAACGGGTCTATACTTAGTGTTTCGTGTCTCAGAGGGGTCACGTTGCAAAAATACAATGAAATAATCACAATTTTCTTTAGCCGTTTCAAACGTATATATATAACCTGGGTGTAACAAATCAAAATTACCCGCAGTAAATCCTACCCTTCCTTTTTTTATATCCATTTTAAAAATATTATAATTAAAAATATTAACTTAATTATAAATAGTAAACCCCGTTTTACTTAAAAAACCTTATTTATTGACCCATTTTAAGGATTATTTATAGAGTTCCGGCATATGAACGACCTGAAAGGTCGGAAAAAAAAATTTCTGTATTCCGGCATCAGAAAGAAATTACTTCTCATTCTTTAACTCGTCCCTAACATCCCAATAATACCCCCGAATTAGTCTACCTAATTCCATATCGTTACTCTTTAATTCCACAATCCATTCATGCATTAAAGAAACGGGAAGGTGATGGTTAATTTTGTCGTTATTCATTTTATATATAATTAATAACATAAAATATAATAACAAAAATAATATTATAAAGAAAAACCCCCCACCGAAGTGAGGGGCCATAAAATAAAAAGAAAAGAAGTTACTTATGCAACTTCACCCGAAGGTAACTCACGAAGCTGATGACCAGCAAACGCAAATAACCCCAACATAACAGGAGCAATAACTCCCGAACCCCCCATCATAGAGAGATGCATTACAACGGCTCCAGTCATAATAGAACCCAAGAGGACAGAACCATACAAAGATGTACGAGGATAGACCAATAAGACCACACCAAGGACCTCAAGAACCCCAACCATAGAAAGATAAGGGGTTAAGTTCATAAAGGTGAAGTTATTCACCATCTCTTCTGTTCCGATAATTTTAGAGAACCCTCCCATTCCCAACATAGCCGCCGCTACAGCCGTAAATAACCAACCCAAGTTGGCAAGCGTTAAATACTTTTTCATAATAATATAATTTTAGTTTTATATAAGATAAAAAATAATAAAATAATTGTCAAGAGATATATGAAAACACTTACTGATTACGGTAAATGAACTCCAAATCCTCAATCTCCTTAATCAGGTCGTCGATGTTAATATTAGGTCCACCTGTAGTAGGCATCTGAAAAGAACGGTATCCCCTACTCTTCATGTCATATAAATTATCTTTAATAGTTAAAAGGTTCTTCATTACTTTTTATATAAATTTATTATTTAGGAATACGTTTGATATGGGGAACGATAAAATTATTTCCAGAGGAAAACCAATTACTACGAGATATCTTACACTCATCATACTTAACCCTACCCCATAACCCCGACTCAAATAAACGAATACCCCGTTGTGAAATAAAAAAATCGTTGATGTATCCCTTTAAAAAAACCCTGTAGTCAGAAGGGGAGGTGTTACCACTATACTTACTGACTATAGTATCAAAGAATTTCTTGTTCCAATTAATATTAAAACCGTAAAGATAAAAACATATCTCACTATAATCATTACCTTTACTCATAAAGACTAACTTAGGTTTCTCTTCGTCAACAAGAAACCAATCAAAGTCTTTACAAAAATGTTGGAATATTAAATCGTACCTGTCTTTCATACGTTGGAGGTTGTTAATAATACAAAGATAAGTGAAAATTACTTAACTCTAACAGTAATCTCCAAAGGAACTGTAATTGTTTTCTCATATGAAGGAGAAATAAAAGAATCCTCATAGTCCCCATCGTAATCCACATAGGTAATCTCCACTTCCCCACCATTAACAAGAACCTCAGATATAGAGGGGTAAATTCTTTTGTAGTTATTCGTCGAAGAACCAATGAACCCATTCTCTACCAATTGATTGTTGTTCTGACTGTCCCCAACTAATAAACAACCCGATGTGTCCTCAGCAGTATTTCCAATATGAATTAAGATATACTCAAACCCCGGTACGTCCCTAACCCATAACATCCCCTTATTGAAGTCCGAACCAAATCTCTCAGTGTAATCTTGATACATACCACCCTCAGTCCTAAGTGTAATATTATATGTTCCTGGGGGAACTCTTGTTTTACCCATAACCTTTTCTTCTCTATACTCATCTTCCAAAGTATATGATAGAAACTTACGTTTATTATTGGTTACATCGAAAAGGATTCCATTTGTTGATGTTCCTTCACTTGATATTCTTAATACTTCTAGTTTCATCATTATCTTAATTTTATATTACATAAATACAGATGCAAACAAAAAACCCCTCCGAGTTGGAGAGGTTTTCTAAATACAAAAAGGATTGTTGGTTATCCACAACAGGATATGTCACAACAATTACCTTCACACTTGGTCTTATCACAATGGTCCATCTCACAACAAGTTGTTTCTGACACACATTCTGATTTTGATTCACAACATGACATTTCTGATGATGTTGTACAACCAAATAATCCGATAGTTAAAATTACAAATAAATTTTTCATTTTGTTTTTTTATTATAAATACAAATTTTATGCCGTTAAGACCCAAACATAACATTTAGTATCCCCATAAAGAAAATTAATATAAAAAGTCTAATTAAATTTATTATAAGTTGATTGTCATTCATATTACAAAGATAAATAAAAGTTCGATTTTCTCCAAATTTTTCCAGAAATTTCTATAGAGGTTTTTAGGTTATTGTAGAAACAAGGGTCCCTTTTCTGAAAAGGTTAAGCTCCAATCTCACTAACTCTACCCATAATATAAACCTTCTTTCTTTCCAATAAGGCAATATCTTCAGTTTCTTTAGCATTCAAATCAAACTTATTCATTTTGATAGCTTGAATTTGGTTATCCAATTTGTGATACTCTGATAGGAGTCGGTCATACATCTTAGCTTTAGAGTCGTTGTCCATAATACATAATTATTAGTTTATAGTATAATACTAAATATATTATTGTATATAATAAAAAAACCCTCCGAGTGAATCAAATCACTAAATAGTATAACCATTAGTGAATCAAATCACTAAACGGACTCGTTTGATACAATTCTAATCGTTAACTGTAATATAATCAATAACTGCAACAATATTACTATCGGGAAAGTATAGTTCATTTAAATGTAGAACCTCCCCAAAGACTTCACCCCTCAATGCCAATTTGCCATTATAACCTTCATTACTCAAACAATCTGATTTAACATTGATTTTTATACGTGGTTCTAAAATAGGCAATAAACTAGAGTCACCTAATAGTTTAATCTGAACTAACTTTATTTCATCAAATGAATCAATACACTTATTAACTCTTGGTAGTAAGAACCCCATAAGTAAGTTATACTTTTCTTCTAACTCTTTCATGATAATAAATACCACTATAAACAAAAAACCCCTCCGAGTTGGAGAGGTTCTTAAAGTTACACGGAATATTCAGTTATAGTTGAATAACATATACGATTCCAATAATAATATTCACACATACGAGAATACCAAAAAAAGTAACCCAATTACGAATAGTTCTAATATCTTTTTCCATAGTATTAATTTGTTTTGTTTCAGTCCCTACTTTAGGTTCATTGTTTGTAGTATCATCTGGGTAGTAACTATCTGAAGGTTTTCCACCACTACTTAGTTTACCGAGGTAAACAACTCCACCGAAAATAACGGCTAAAATTACAAGGTTTAATAGGACACTCATTTTTTATATGTTTTTATTTGTTCATTACAAAGATAGGGAATAGTTCCAATTTTTCCAAAAATTTTATAAACATTTTTTTACAGAATCAATATAAATTTCATTTATTGCATTGAACCCCCTTTTGGACCCCAAAACCCCCCAGGGGGAGGGGGGATACGGGACCCCCTACAGGAGGGGGGGACCCCATAGGGGGGTATAACGGGGGGGTTCTTAGGGAAAGTCCATATGGGTCCCCCCTTAGGGTATGTCCTTCTATGGGGGTTATGTCAGGACAACTTAATATCCAAATATAATAGGGGGAAGTTATGAACAGACAATGTGTCAGGTGTTAATAACTATAGGGGGAATTGTTTGGTAGTCTCAGATTTATGTTGTATCTTTATGTTGACGCTTCAGAATATATGGGGGGAAGAGTTATAAGCAGGTTGGAGTACACTTGCTCCCCTCTCGGTTAGTCACATAATATAAAGGTACGACAATAAAAGTTCATATACAATTTGTTTATTAATTATTTTCGCCGTATCTTTGAGTTGATGCTTCAGAATATATAAGGGGAAACAATAGAGCGCCAACATAAAGATACAACATATATTTTATATAACCAAATATTTATTGTTAAATATTAATACCATGGATATATTTAATCAACATATTGGAACAGGACCAAAAGATTTTGAGGTATTAGATAACTTACCCCCAAGTTATGAACAATATATTAATGGTCTTATTAGCAAGAGTAATGTTGTGGTCCATTCAATTCCTTATACATCCCCCTACTATGACGATTCATTCCATATTAAAATATCCATAGGTGATAAACCTACCGATTTACTTATGGCAATGCAAGGGGGTTTGGATAGTAGTGCCCAACATCTATACTATAACTCACTCCTCTTTATGTTTACTATGATTCCCATGAGTAGAGAACAACAAATCATCTTTGTTAATAAGTTATTTAGAAAACACTTTGTGCCAATCATTGAAGATGAGATGGTACATTCATTACCTCTTTTCAAAACTAAATTTAATCTCTCTAAGAGACATATCGAAACAAGACCAATATTAAACCTATAATTAAGTTATCATAGGTTTTTAGTTTATAACTTGTTCATAACTAATTCCTCCTGTTGATAACTTTAGGGGGAATTGTTGATAACTAAATATGTTAATTTATTAGGTTTTGTCAAAATGTCATGTGGACTTTGCTCACAGCACAATCCCTTTGGAGGGTTTTGTATTAGGTGTTACCCCCATCTCTTTTCCTGCTAAAGTTAATTAATCGATGATTTCATCGGCAGAATCCCCATTTTTCTTTAGTTTCCCCTTTTCTAAATGTCTATTCTGAGTCTATAAAAAGGGGTATATAAATCCCAGATAAAAAGGTACGTTAATAAGTACTAGCGCGTGAGACGAAGTCCTATAATCCCCTCCAACGTTTCCCTATCCCCAATTCCTTTAGAAACCTGACAAAATGTCCATGTAAATAGACTTTCTTAAGTGGTAAAATGTGGTAGAAAGTGGTGTAAAAATCCGAAGGATTATGTATTACTTATGTATACATTTTCGTATATGGTTTTGATTTTAGAAAACCCCTTACAGTATTAGTCTTTAAAGTCTCTGAGGGGGAAGACCTCTTCGGTTATTATGGGGGGAATGGAACTATGAACAATACATAACGACCCGTGTATACGGGGAGTGGTTCACGAAGTGAAATGTATAGTGAGTAGTTTCATTTACTCCATAATATATCAGTTAGTTCTTTTTAAACCTATAACGTGTGAGTAATCATAACATATGGAATCATACACCTTTAATATTTCATCTTTATATTTTATATCGTATAGTTCTCCTTTACCTGGCATTACTAAGTCATTTTCTTTTTTATATGGTACCACGTTTTCCTTTAGTGTGGTTTCGAAATCGAATGCCCCTTTTGCTTGATATTTAAGGTCTCTAAATGTTTCTATTATTACAGGTTTCTCCCCTTCATATCTCATTTCATCACATATCCTTTGTTTTACTGTATTCTTTGTGTAACCTACTTTTAGGAACTCCATACCTTTTACACTAAAATGAACGTAATATACGGTATGTTCTCCGAAACAAGATTCTACTCTATTGATAATAGTGTTTATTATATTTGGGAATGTTTTCATTATGTCCACGAGTATTTTTATTTTGGTCTCCGTGGATTCATTTCTGATATTTAAAAATCTTTCGTATAGTTCTTTCATATTTTAAGTATAGTAAAAAAATTTGTTATTTCATTGATTGAATATTTTAATTTTCTATATTTGTTTTATAAATGAACTAAAAGTCATGTTAAAGTATTTCATATTACTATTGAGTGTATTTGTTTTTATAAACATTATTGATGAAATAAAATCTAAGGATTAATTATTACATTTGATATAACTCCCCTATAGTATCACATAGTCTGTTATTGAATTGAAGTTTACCTAAATTATATTTTTTTAATATTTTATATATTACGTCCATCATTTCATCAAACTCCATTACTTCACAAAGATTTTCATTAGAGTAAAGACCTGTTACCATATCAGGGTCATGGTCTGTAATGTCAGGGTATACTTTGAAATTAAACTTGTTATATAACTCATCTTCTGTTACATCTTCCCCGTTGGATATAAAGGTTTGTACTATCTCTTCCGTTATCTTCCGAAAGGTTTCTTGTAATTTGGTGAGTTGTTCGTTATTCCATTCATAAACCACATCTACCACTAAGTTAGGTTGTCCTAAATATTTTTTTATATCATCGGTATTATTGGTCTTCTTTAAGGTCTCTACATACTTGGGGTCGTAACTCTCTGACATAGGATTAACTTTATCTATATCAGCATCTATTTCGAACGTTACTATGGTGGCACGCTTGTTAGGTCTTAACGCGAAAAATGCGTCGTTATGAGTTATATACTTTTTGTATTCTAACCTTCCTTTTGCATATAATGCTTCGAAAACTTTCTCTACCGTCTCGTATAGTATTTTT